GAGTACGAGGAGCAGTCAGAAAAACATTACGAAGATACCATGAGAGAAAGACAAGCTCTTATATCTTCAAACGAAATGATAAATTTTTATAGACGAATCCCTATTCAGATGGCAAAGAAAAGACCAGACTTGTGGGATGTAGCTAACGAACTAAGCGAGTTTACTTTAGAGATACTAATACAATGGATTAAGAAACATGATCTTAATAGGAAGGTACAATTTTGGACACCTTATGTATTACCTACTCTAGAAAAAAAATTAAAAACATATCGCAAAGGTACTTCCCAAAAGTCTATGGCTTATGACAAAATAAAAAATCAATTTACTGTAGAAGAGTTAGCAGAGAAACATACAGACTTAGGTCGAGTATCTGGAGGCAAACGATCTGGAGTCTGTCCACTACACATGGACACAGACCCTAGCTTTACTGTTTACCTAGATACAAATAGTTTCTACTGCTTTGGATGTCACAAGGGTGGGGATGTAATAACATTATTCTACGCATTAAAGGAGATGAATAAATGAATGAAAGCACAGACAATTTAATGAGTGAGATTGAACAGGCTATCAATGATGTGCAAGTATCAACACTAGATCTAGCTCCAGAAATTACACAGTTAAGCAGAAACAATATTATCTTTTGGTATGAGAACTATGGATTAAGGATGGAGTTGCTTGAGATCATACAGGATTCAAGGACTCGTAGTCCATCAGCAGAAGTGATAGTACAAGTTAGTAAGAAACACTACCCTAATATAAGAAACGAAACTATCTACAGGACTAGACTTAATCTTATATCTATACAATCTAAGACTAAGTTTGTTAATGAAATGAAAAGATTGATACCACCTATAGAATGGAAAGATGTAGTAGAGAATATAACAGAGGAAACTTTGTCTAGGTATAGAGAAGGTAACGAAGTTATGAAGATAGGGAGCATACAGGATGAGGGTATGCCATCATACCAAGCCTTCCCTATTATAAGAAGTGATGGTGTCAACATATTGTTTGGACAGGGAGCGCAAGGTAAGTCATACATCTCTACCTTTATATGTATGCTAGTACAGAGTGGCATGGATCATGCTGGAATAGTTACTGAGCAAGGTAATGTATTGTACTTAGATTGGGAGGACTCATGGCAATCAGTTAACAGAAGGGTAATGGCATTAAAAAAAGGAAACAATGACACACTACATGACATAGACCATGTTGATATGTCTGGAACTACAATAGATACAGAGATGTCAAACATAATTAGAATGGTAGAAGACAGAGATATATCTTTAGTAGTTATTGACAGCTTTGGTATGGCAGTAGGAGGTAATCAGAATGAAGGAGATTATGTTAAGGGTGTGATGAGTAGCCTTAATGAATTGAAAGCATCAGTATTAGTTATAGATCATGTGTCTAAAGAGAATGGAGATACACCTATAGGTTCTAACTATAAGCAGACTAGTGCTAGGAATGTATGGAAGATAGACAAGAGTCAGAACTTAGGAGCAAACATAGTAGAGGTAGGATTGTATCATACTAAAGCAAACAACTCTAAACTTTTTGCGCCTGTAGGATTAAGGCTGGAGTTTATTAATGATATGTATGACCAAACAGACAGGGTATTAATATCTCCTATAGATGTAGAAAATAGTGATGCTCTGGCAGATCAGTTACCTGTAGCAAAGAAGATAGAGAGAGCATTAAAAGAATCTCCTATGACAGTAGAGCAACTGATTACTTATACAGGCAGCAGTATCAATACAGTAAGGACTACACTATCAAGAAACAATCATAAGTTTGAACGAATAGAAAGAAATACATATCAATTAAACCCTAAATATTACGGAGGAATGAATGAGTAGATCAGATGAGAAAATAAAATACGAACCGATAAAGACATGGAAGGAGGCAAGACCTAACGAAAAATTAATTAACTGTCCTACTGATGACCCTATACTTAAACTTGTAGGAGCTATACTAACTGTAGCATACGAAGATGAGGGAGCTAATTACTTTTCGGATACTTGCAGAAGACATGATAATTCTTATTGTGGTTCTTTCTGGACAGATGTAGCTGGACTTGATACAGGGTATATCAAAAGGAAGGCAGAAGAAGTATACTTAGAATATGGAAGTAAGAAAAATAGAAAAAGAAAAAACAAATTTAAGAAGGAGAGAATATAAATTAATATTCTACGATGTACCACCAGCAGAGATCAGAGGTAACACGAGAGCGCATTGGAGAACCATGCGAAGAATCAACAGAGAGAGAAGAGATACTGCTAAGTGGTTAACTATAGATGCTATAGGTACAATTGACTTTATACCTATGGAGAAAGCAGAAGTGTTCTACCATTTCTATAACAACAGGGAAATAGATTTAGATAACTTGATATACGGAATGAAGTCTACTCTGGATGGCATAGTAGATAGTGGAATACTTATAGATGATAAACCATCTAACATGGAACTAAGAGTAAAGTTTACTAAATCAGACAAACAAAACATTAAAACATTAGTATATATAAAGGAGATAGAATGAATGAGATATTTAAAATAGTAGGGCAGGCAGTAATGGTCATGGAAGATTTGGGTGTGGTCATTAAGTACGAAGGTACTAAGGTACTTTTAGAAATAGATGACGAGGTTGACCAGCATAAAATGTCGGAAGTATCACAGGTATTACAGGAACATCAAGACGAATCTAAAATATTTTTTGAGAAACTAAGATGGTTAAGAAACAGGCAGAAAGAATTAAACATAGAAGGAGAGAGATTGCTAACTGACTACAAAGACTTTTCTCCTATGTACGAAAACAAATTAGACAAATGGTGTGACCAAGAAAAGTTTTTACGGAGTAACTACGATTACACATACTGCATCAAAGGCGCTACTAAAAGTTGTCATGGTACGATTACCTTCCGAACAGTAGTTAAGTGTGACTATTGCCTAAAAGAAAGCGAGAATAGGGTAGATATATCTAACATTATAAATCAATTACCAGATTATCTTAAGGAATATTTTTAATGCAGGAAAATTTAGATGTTAAAATATTCTTATTTGTATGCTTGTTAATATGGGTAGCATACATAGTAAGAGAAATAAAAATTGTTATTCTTAATTAAATTTTTCCTTTGATAGCATAAACTATTTGCCAAAGCTGTTTCATAATCATGCTCCGTTCTTTAGTAGTTAACTTCTTATCCTTCCCACTTTCCTCTACAATCTCCAGAAGTTTAATTACCTCTCCGATAACATGACCATACTGCTTTACTAAGTTATATGCTTGCATGAGATTCTTCATCTCTTACCTCCATAGTATTCTACTGCATGACCTTCGTGAACTAAAATTTTATTAACACTATCCCACTTGTCATTGTGTGTGGATTTAATTAATATCTCTCCTAATACTCTGCCATACTTACCTTTGTCATGGCTGATTAATCTAGTTTCTCTTTCTCTTATAAGTTCTTTAAACCTAGCTTTAGCCTGTAGTCCTCTGTATTTTTCTTCTTTATCCCTAGTCCTAGACTCTGGCGCATTGATACCATGTAGCCTTACTCGTGCCTTGTGCATTATCTTAAACCCAAGATCAATAGTAACATCACAAGTATCTCCATCTACCACACGAGTTACTTCGCAATCATAAGTAAACATTAATCTGCCTCCAAGACCTTCATGCCTAGTGCAATCAGTCCACCTATAGTAGCTGTTGCTACTTCTACATATCCTACTTTCAAAGCATATACTGCTATAACTCCAAGTATAATTATTGCTACTAAAATTTGAGGGCGTATTTTTGCAATCCAATTCATTTCTTACCTCCATTGAATATATCTTTAACATCATCTAGTTTGTTGAGTGTTTTATCTTCCAAGCCAGAATGCTTGAACCAATACTGTACGAGATAACTTACTGTAGTAGTAAGTATGATAGTGCTTAATGCTATCTTTAATTTCTTTTTCAAATGTCCTCCATCTTTTAGGGAGAGGTAAAAAAGTTAGGTGTTGCTATCAACTATTATCATAGGAACTAAAACCCTCTCCCATTAATTTTTATTGTGTAGTTGGCTCGGCTATGCTGACTTCTACGTTTCCTGTCACGTTCCATACCTGTGCTGTCACAGTTGTAGCTATAGTAAATTCTTTAGAGTCAAAGCCATTTCCCTGTCCTACTTCATTTAATTTTATATTCAATGTCCCAATGTCCATTTGCCGAAAAGTGCAACTGCCCCCCTTAGTCCATAAGTTAGACAGTATAAGTTTATCTACCTTTCCATTGACACCAGAGTTAGGAGCATCAAGCCAAATTCTGTCGTATGTACCACCTCTAGTGATCATAGCAGATGCTTGATGATGTCCACCACCTATTGCTCTCATTCTGGATGTACCTGCTGTCTGAGATATAGACTGTCCATCACTTGCATTACCAATAACATTTATTGTGTGTGCATTTATATCAGAAAAATCCATGCTCTTACAGCGTGATTTTTCTATGGTTAATTCTCCTATGTGGATTCTAGTAGCTGTGCCACCAGACACATCTGTTCCCTCTACTAATACTGCTTCAGTTTTACCACTAGGTAAAGTAGACGAGGTGTATGCTGTACCTATTGTGACATCATAAATCCCTATCTCACTTACAGGTGTTGATGCTAATACAATTCTAAGCGTATTGTCTTCTTTGTTTTCTTTTCTAAACATCATAGCTGACTCAAGAGTTTCTGAAGGTATATTGTTAGGAGCTGCATATATTCCAGCATCTCCATTAGTAAAGTTTCTTTCTGCTAGTATAGTTTCGTTTACAACTACACCACCACCAACAGAACCACCTACTGTCAATAAACCTAATGCCATCTGGGGACTGAATCCCATAGCACGAAGTAATGTGTAAGGAGATTTAGCTATGTTGAATGCTGTTCTCCACTTCTTACTTTCGCTGTTAAGGTATTCTACTTTGTCAAATAACCAATCCCTTCCTGCTCTTAACTTTCTGTATGTTTTTACAGGCGCATTTAATATAGCTCTTGGACTAGCTTTGATTGCACGGATTAATTTACCTATACTTCTTATATGTATAACTAACCCTAATGCAATTAATCCACTTGATATACCATAGTTATAGTATTGCAATGATTGCCACCATTGCACATCTTTATAAAGAGATTCAAGTGTATAGTATCCTACTTGTAGTTGAGGATAGTATTCAGCTATGTATGGCGTGGGATTTATATAACTAGCAAATGCTAATGTACCACCACCAATGATAGTAACCATTGTAAAAGTATTTAAGATAGATTTCCCAATACCTTTTAAGATTTTTTTTATATTAGGTCTTTTAAATTTTATTCTCATGTTCATATTATATACCCTATTATTGAAATAATTGCAAGTACAATAGTTAGTATTACTATTGTACCACGAATTTTGAATAGTGATTTACTGAATTGATTTTTGGCATCAATCAACTGCAACTTAATAGAGTTGATGTGCCGTTCTAATAATTCCAGATCTTCTTCTGTGATTTCTTTCTTCGGCTTCATAGCGAAACCTCCTTAGAATTAAGGCTTAGTGTATTTGTCTTTTACCTTTTTGATCTCTGCCTTCCAAGCATCAAGACCATTGTGGTAAATATAATCTAACTGATCTGGTATATCCCCTACAGCTTTTATGTATTCAGATTTTCTGATCTCTTTATAGTCAGCATGGCTACCACCATCACTTACTATTGTATCTCTAGCATCTTGTGCTGCTGCATTAGTTGCCCACTCATCTATCTGAGCATCATACTCTGAGTCACTTAGTTTTATTCTTACACCATTAACATTCTTATAAAGCTCTGCATTATCTGATTTAAGCTGTGTTACATGTTCTTCTTTTGTTGCCATAATTTACTCCTTATACCATTGCATATATATAAAATTTTCCTGCTGAAATATTACCATCATTAGGAGTTAATATAATTCCGTCATACCCTGCTCCTGTTAATACTCCACCTATTCTATCTAGCATCCACGCATCATCTGCGTCATCATACCACACCCCTGCATTTACTTGAACACTTTGATAAAAATCAGTAGTTATATGTTCTACTGTTGGAAAAATATCATAAACACCATGAAGTGCCTGTCGTGTAACATTTGTTCCAATATGATTTACATCTAACATATTGTAATCTGCCGAACCATTTGATTCAACAAAAGTTGTTTCTCCACTTTCAAGATTTCCTTTATACCCTGCAAATTTCATGTTGTTTGGATCAGCTAAGGTAGAACCACCCGATCTTCTTCTAAAATGAACAGTTGTATCTGCATCATCTACCTGCAACCCAACTATTATAAGTTTATAGTGTGTAGTTTCTCCATTAAAAACTCCATCAAATGTAACATTTGCAACATCTCCTGTAAGTTCTGCCTTTGCTATTAATACAGGATTAGCTGCATTACTTTTGCCATAATATTTCATTAGTCATTTACTCCGTATATTTTTATAGTTCCACTTTCCCAATTACCACTACTCCAATACCATTTAATTCCTGTCATTACAGTTGCATCATTGTAAGCTACTGCCCCCATCATTGATCTTGTTACTGTATCTTGCATTTGAAAAAAACTTCTAAAGTTCATAAATTTTGGTGTGTTAGAAGTAATAGGGTCAAGATAAGCAATAAAATTTCCTGCTTCGGGATCATTAGTTCCTACATTATTTAATACTAAACCAACTGTTTGGTCATCTGCATGACCACTCCTTGAACCACTTGCCAAGTTTGCATCAGAACTAAAAAATGCACTTACATAATCAACATCAGAGTTTAGTCCACTAGCATCTCTGTATTGAAATATTAAATTCTTTTGGTCTGTTGAAGGTCTGCAATCTGTTCCTGTAATTACATATCTTTTGTAGTCACTAGTAAAAACATCTGTAAAATCTAAGGCAGAATCTCCATCTGATGCTGTCATTTGTGCTACCTTTGCCCAACCTTGTCCTTTAATTGCTCCACCAATGTAATTAGAATCTACCCAATTATCTGTATGCCTTCGCTTTAAAGATCTTAAAGGATTAATTTTGTCAGCTAATTTATACACTCGTATAGATACATTGTTAATCTGCTGACCACCTGTATTTGCATCACATACAAACTCAATACCTTCTGCTGCTGTAGCAGAAGTATTTAATCTGCTGCCAACTCCAAACACACTTACATAAACTTCGTCATCGCCTGTGTGATAATAACCACTATGATATGCCATTTTTTCCTGTGAAGTGTTAGGTACACACCACATTTCAACATTACCATGTTCGTCACTAGCATTTCCAACTCCACCTATTAAGTTTACATAAGCACTTCTGTTTGCTGCATAGACTCCACCTGTACTGCCACCACCACCACTATATCCATACCTTCCGCCTTCATGGTAGTTAGTTATAGATATAGCATTGTCACTACCATCTAACCATCTGTATTGCAAACTTCGTTGGTTATTTTTAGGTCTGAAATCCATGATGTTAATAAAGTACATAGTTTCAGATTCAAAAATACCTGTTAATGTAATACTAGAAGTATTACTTGTTACATCAGAAGATGCTACAAGAGTAGCTCCTTCTAATGGGTGTGTTCCTAAGTAATTCATATTACTCCTTACGCATCATCAAATATTTCCCATGACACAAACATCTCTAAGTCGTTGTTTGATGCTCCTCCACCTGCTGTCATCACATCTGATTCCATCATATAGATTGGATTGTCAATGATCTGAACAGTAGTGTTAGCTGGGATAGATACAGAAGTAGTTAAGTTTGGTGTAGCTAAAGCATTACTTCCTAATGTCGTGCCTACTCCACTTGTTCCTATACCTGTGAAAGCAATAGTAAAAGTTTCATCTGACGCTTGTGTATTACAAACATATATTGAATTTATCTTTATTGCTTTATCTGCTGCTACAGTTATTATAGCTTCAGCAGTAGATTGTACTTGAAACCCTGCGTTCTGAAAGTATATTGAACTTACACTTGTTATATCTGGATTTGCCATATTGTCCTCTCTTTAAAATATTATTGAATAAGCTAATGCTTTTCCTGCTGATATACCACCTGCTGCTGCTGCTGCCCATGCTGTATCAGTACCATCACTTGTTAAAACATAATTAGCAGAACCTACTGCTAATGCTGAAGGGTTGCCACTTGCATCTCCTACAATAAGTTTACCTCTTGCTAACCCTGCCATCTTAGCTAGGGTTACTTGGTCGTCTGCAATGTGCGCTGTATCAATAGAGCCATCTGTATAATGTTCACTATTAATTGCATCATCTGCAATCTTAGCATTGGTTACTGCATCTGCTCCTATCAAAGCAGTAGTAACTGCTCCGTCTGCTATCAATGCAGATGTAATAGCATCATCAGCTATCAATGCTGTAGTAATAGCATCGTCTGCAATCAAAGCACTTGTGATAGCATCGTCTGCTATTAACGCAGAAGTTATTGCATCATCAGCTATTAAGGCAGATGTGATAGCATCGTCTGCTATATGTTCACTACCTATTGCATCATCAGCTATCTTAGCTCCTGTAATAGCATCTGCTGCTATCATTCCTGTTTCTACAGAAGTACCAGCTATAGTAACTGCTCCATTAGAAGCCATTGTTATATCGCCACTAATTGCTACAGGGTTAAAGTTTGTGCCGTCAGCTACAAGAACATGACCACTTGTGTTAGTTCCCATAACTAAGTCATCTCCTGTTATAGTTAAATCTCCTGCTATAGCTACACTAGATCCTGTAAAAGTAAGAGCTGTTGTAGTACCAGATTTGATTATTAAGTTACCACTATTGTTAGTAGCTGATCCAAATGTAGTACCACCATCTTTAAAAAATATGTCTGCTCCGTCTGCATCTAAAGATATATCTCCAGATACATCTAGTGTCATGTCAGTTACTCCTGCTGTAGTAGCATTGATAGTAAAAACATCTGTCATAGTTCCTGCTACTGACACGCCAAATCTAATCTGCCCATCTTCTGAGCCATTAGAAACATCAACTGCTTCCGCTGTCATACGAGCAAACTCATGTATGTTTCCACCATCGTCATTAAGTTCAAACGAAATGTATATTTCATCTCCGTCTGCTCTTGTAGTATTTCTATTAGCAAAGGTTGCTACTTTGTTACTAGCATTATTAGTTGTATTAGCTACAAGTAATCCACCTTGTGTATTGCCTGTATCATTTCTTATATCTAATTCTTCTATCTGTAACTTGTCGTTACCTCTTCTATATCTAATAGAAGAACCAGAAGTTATTTTTACATCATATCCAGATGCGTGTTCTGTGGTTGTACTTAACGCCCAATACCCATTCGAGTCTGTTGTGCTTGCACTTCCTACTGTAGTAGTTGTGTCAGCTTGAAATAACTGTACACTTGCTCCACTAACAGCAGTTCCGTCATCTTTAAATACATATCCTGCTTGATATATTGTTGCCATTTATCTTCCTCCTCCTAACTTGGAGTGATCTTTATAATTTAATGCCTGTCTAACATAGTAGTCTACATCTCTATAGATATCATTCTCGTCTATAAATATTAAACTTATTCCTTGCCCTGCCATTTGCGCTCTAATAAACACATCATTTTGTGATATAGTAGACCCCATACCATAATGATAATACTCTCCTTGAACATTAATTGCAAGGTCTGGTGGGTCATAGAAAAAGAAATCTAACACTACTCCACCTTTGCTCATTCTACCACCTAGCAAAGAAGTCTGGTAGTCAAATTCATTACCATCTCTTAATCTAAATGTAGTAGTTAAAGAGTTATAAACCATGTATTCTGGCAAACTTCCAGACCACTCTGGTGGCGCTTCTACATTTGTATATGCTCTTGGACTTACCATATCACGGCTCTGTTAATAGTAATTGAGTTGATCCTCTTTCGTCATACGCTGTATGCTCCAACCCTTGAGCTGAAGTTATATCAACATAATAATTTCTGTTAGTAGACGAGTCATCTCTGTAAGTAAACTCTAATAAGGTATTGCTTTGTATAGCAGATAATATATTAGACCTCATATCTTTAGGAGTTTTTCCTTTGTATCCTTTGTTCATATCTATATTGACAGACCATCCAAACTTAGAATCTAGTTTCTTTCTGTATATTAAAGTTAAGTTAACTAAATCTGGAGATGCATTTACTGTATTAGTAGCAAGAGTTATTTTAAACTGTATTGCTCTGAACGCAGTACCCAAGCCACTACCAAATGTATATGTAGTTGTACCATCAGTAGTAATAGTTCCCATAGTAGTATAAGTTTCAGAGTAATCTAAAGCATACTCTACTTTTATAGTTTGGTTAGAAGTACAGTCATCTGTTTCTACTTTAAGTTCAAGTGCAAGTTTATCTACTTCTACTTGATCTGCGCTAAAGTGTGGCGTGTAATGTATGCCGTCTACACTATCCTCATAGTCATAGTTAACTACTTGGTTAGGGTTAATAACATCTGATTGTAATTGCTGGTAGTATAACTCTCCGTCAAATCCCCAATACATTCTGTAAGCATTGGTACTACCCAAGTTTCCTCCTACATCAGTAACAAATCCTGCTGTAATCTTCTTGCCTTGAGCTGATCCAGAGGCTGTCCACTTAACTTCCCATCCTGTTTCATTCCATCCTAGTATTGCACTAAATCCTGTAGTGTCATCTATCACAGAGCTTTCATTACCACTAGCAAACATATCTACATTAGAAGGTGTAAGTGTACCATCTACTAATGCTATCAAATCATTGTGTGTTCCTAGCAACTGTGCTATAGAACCTCTGTTTTCTGAAGGCAATCCATCATCTCTGTCAGCTCCAACTACGCTTACTACAGCAGAGTTAGAACCATTGATGTACTTGTATATTCCAAGACCTGCTGGTATGTATACAGAATCTCTCCATCTAATAGTACCCTTACCATTCTCGTTGTGGAAAGGTAAAGCTAATTGTGTTGCTACAAATTTACCTTCACTAAAATCGTGAGCATACAATCCTTCTTTGGTCATAGCATATATAACAGGATTACCACTAGCATTTCTAGCTACAAATAAATCAGTTACATATCCGTCTGGCAATGGTAGCTTTGCATCTAGCACTTCTGTTGCCAAATCTAATGAGTACCACAGTTGACCTGTGTTATCTATTCCCCAAACTTTGTCATCCCAAAATGTAAGAAATTTAGTATCTCTTGTTCTGTCTGTAAAACTGCTAGCATCACTTGTAATTGTGTAGCCTGTTGTGTGTGCTACTACCAAATACAATGTTCCACCAATTCTAACTTCTAACGCATCTGTTGCTTGTGCAGGCAATGTATCTAATGCACTACCAAACCCATCGTTACCAGAATTAAACTTGTAAACTTTTTTATTAGAATATACACAATATAGTTCTCCACTAAACTCTTGTATAATATCTAATGATTCTCCTGTAGTGTCCGAATTGGATACACCACCTCTTGTCTTTGCTGGTAATACTAGGTGTCTTTTGTAGCGTAAGCTACAGGTACTCCACCACGCTCTGTCTGCATCTTTTGCTCCCTCCATTCTCTCTACACCTATACCACCCCTAAAATCAGACCAAGATATTACGCTTGCTCGAATCTGAGAATCACGAGTGGTATCGCCAATAACAACCTTTGCAGGGTAGATGGAGGCTAACACCTGCTGTACAGGTCTAGTTATTGGGTAATAATTTCCGTTAAGATATACTTCATTTTTTTTTATAACTTTATTAGCCATTACCTAACTAGCCTCGCATTAGTTAGAAATGGTAAGTCATTCTTTGCTTGTTCAGATTTAGCAAACCAAAACGCAGCAAGGTTTCTCATAGAGTCTATGTCTGCATCTGGTCTTAGTGATCCTGCCTGTGCAGATAATGCAGTAGCATACGCTACTATAAATCTTTCTGGTACTTCTGTTGTATCAGAATCAGCAGATAATTCAGCAGGCTCATCTCCACCAACTAACTTAATTAGCGAATACCCTACCTCTGCTCTGCCACCATCTGTTAAAACTAAATCTTGTGTACTAGCTCCTTGCTCTCCTTCCTTATCTATTCTCCATTGATATCTAGGAAGTTTAGTCCATGTTGCTGTGTCATTCTTTACTGCTTTAATATCATCTAAGTGTACAGTACAAGCTCCTAAGTCAGAGTCATACTCTAATCCTACAGATATAATAGCTGTGTCTGTGTGAGGATTACTTAACGCTACCCTACAATACTTCCATGTGCTAGCAGTTAATGCTGGTACATTTAAAGTTTCTATAGGACTAGCACAACTAGCAGAGTCGTCTAATAATATCTTAAGATTCCCTGCGCTTGTTGCTACTGTAGACTTAATCCAAAACTCTATAAAATCATACTTGGCTAAGTTAACAGAAGTTATAGAATCTGTAGCTATATCTCCTGCCGAAGCTCCTACTGCTATAACAAACTTGTTAGAAGCAGACCCTCTCTTGTAATCTTCTGTGTCTACGCTGACAGTAAAGTCACTATCAACTGTTTCATCAAATACTGAATCACAACTAAGTAATTCTTTTGAAGTAAATTTATTCCTGTAATACACATCCTGTATCATAGCAATCTCTGAAGGTATCTCTAGCCTTGCATTTATTCTGTCTGTATGCAGATCAACATTTTCTTCTGGATCAAAATACTTTCCTGTTATTTCCCATATAGATTGGTTGATAAACTCATCTACTATCTGTGGGTCAAACTGATCCTTCCATAGTTCGTAAGTTACGCTACCTGCAACTGATGCTCCAAGTGCAGCAAATGTCATAGTGCCTGTAGAAGATGCGTAGTCTGTTATTCTTCTAACAGAACCATCGTTATCTCCAGATGTAAATCGTATATAACTTCCTATATACTCATCATCTCCACCAAACAATGTAGCATCTAACGCAGTAGTAGTAGAACCACTACCAGATGTAGTACCTGTTAGCATCTTGCCTAAGTTTCTACCTATAGCTTTTCTTAAATCTTCTCTAGTTTTACCTTGTGTTACTGCCATGTGTTACCTCTTCTTAGCTGTTCGTTTAGATTTTCTAAATGCAGCAGCAGTTGGTCTGCCTTTCTGCCCTTTCTTTCTCATGGTTTCTTTAGAGCCAGCTTTAATTCTTTTTCTTTTAGCGTGTATGTTTGCATACAAACCTTTTTTCTTAGCCATTACCACTTCACTTTGTTTGCCCAATACGCAGCACTCATGTTTCCACGAGCTATATTTTTTGCGTGTCGAGCTTTGAATGATTTTCTTCTTGCTTTATTCTTAGCTGTCTTAGGATTCTTTCCTGCTCCACTAACACCTTGTTGTCCAAATCTGATAGTCTTTACTTTATCTCCAGACTTAGCTACAACAACATGAGATTTAGTAGGATGACTAGGAGTTCGTTTAGGTTTATTAAACCCAGACACTCCTATTCTTTTTAATCTTGGATCAGCAGCCATAATTATTTCTTCTTTCTTTTCATAGCTTTTTTCTTTTTAGGTGGTCGCCCTCTTTTACTTCCGTATGTACCTTTACCCATTGGTGGCATCGCTTTCCTCCTTTGCCTTGTTTACATGAGCTTCGCCCATTATTTTAATTTGTTCTTTTAATTGTTTATTTTCTCTTTTCAGAGCTTTGTTTACAACCCTAAGTCTAAACAACTCATCTTCTTTCATAGCTTCTTCTATGTCGCTCTGTAGTACAACTACATTATCGTTGATTTGTTCTTGCTTTCCGTTTAATTTCTCTGTTGAGTTTTCTTCTATCACTTGCTATTCCTTCAAAATAAATTTTACCTGTTGTGCTTTCTTGTCTTTTTAATTTATTAGTACGAATTTCATTTAGTATTTTACCTGCCTGTTTTTTTTGGTCTACTGTCATTACTTTCTTTTTGCCTTGTTGTCTTACTTTAGCCAACCATGTTTCGTGTGCTTCTCCTATCATAGTTTCAATAGCATTAGCTGAATAAGCATCGTTAGGTATGTAAGGTACATTGTGCAATACTGATCTGCGTTCTGTGACTGTATCATAAAAACTAAATGACAATGATTTAATACTACCTGCTCCTTTCTCTCCCAAAAGAGTTACTCCAACAGGTAGTATTAATCTTCTATCGTAAGTTTCAGACCCTACGAATTGCATTATTAAGCTCCGATGTTTAGGTATACTCCAGAATATTCAGTAGTTGCTCCAACTGCTACAACTCCACCAAGTATAAACTCAGCGCTTGAGTCGTCAGCTACAACATCTACAGAACCATCAGTAGTAGAACCTGTCATTACATTTTTACCTAATACTACAGTACCATTTGTTAATACTGCTGCAAGACCTTTTACTTGATTCCAAAAGTAATAGTTAGCTGTAACATCAGCTCTTGGAACACCTGCTGCGATACCATCGATATCGTTAACATCCCATACTTCTACTCCATTTTGTGGATTCTTTAGAATACCAGCTTGTGAAGAAGTTGTAAGTGCTGTTGCAACTTTATCAGTATCGTGTAGGTTTATAGTAAGTGCTGCGCCTGTGGCTGCTGAGGAGTGATTTTTAATACTCCACATCTGTCCTTCTCCATCAACATCGTTAATGAAAAGGTAACCATCTTCGTAATCTCCAACAGTTGTACCTGTTCCTGTATAGGAACTAGATGCTGTAACTGCTGTTGATCCACCATTAGTAAGAACTACTTGAGTAGCTCCTGCTGATGCTGCTGATGCAACGGCTAAGTCTTTAATATGGTCTGATGCAGTTTGAGCCTGCATGGTTACCTTACCAGCAGTAATTGCTTCGCCTGCATAAGCATAAACGAATTCACTACCATCTGGAAGTACCATTCTAGCTCCGATCCGATTCTTCTTTGTTGAAGAAGTAACCTTCTCATCTCCAAAAGAGCCTTGTATTGTAACAGGAAATGCCATGATTTCCCTCCTATTTATAAAGTAGAGGACTAACCTCTACGACCAACCGATTATTAAAATTCGCATAAGCTCGGTCAATCGTTACACTTATACTAGATTACAGAACTACTCCTCTGTGTCTACCATAGTTACTTCTGCAACTACAGGTTTTTCTTTTGGAGTAGGTTCTGTTTTCTTTACATTTGTTGTGGGCTTGCATACACAAGGTTTACCTTGAACTTCAAGTCTGCATTTGCCATCCCACTCTATAGGAAATAATCCTATAGCTCCTCGTCTTTGTTGCGTTGAAGGATCATTAGGTTGGTTAGGATAAGCAGAACCACAAGGCTTTGCTAAATCCCCCTCATTGTTAAACTTAGGAATATGATTCCAATATGTAGTTTTAGCTTGCCAATCTGGCAGTAAACCTTCAAATTTATCTATCCCCATATCTTTCCTCTGCTTGTTAATTTCATCTCGCAAAGGTTTATTTCTGTTTCCGTACAAATGATTGACCATATGATTCCTCCATTAATCATTAGTTATTAGTAGCTAATGCTGCTGCATCAAAGATAAGACCTGCGCCTTTAGTGTCATCTAATTCAAAGACACCATAGTCTGAGGTCATGACAACTTCTGTTGCTCTTAAAGAAGCATCTCGTTGTCTTTCTTGTCTAGTTTCTACAGAGTTAAGAACTGCCATTGCTCCCTTAGAAGCTATAACACCTGTTGCATCATCTGACGAATCTACAGCAAGGTTACCATCTTCAAAGATTGGAACATTGTTTATAGGTCTTAAACCACTATAAAAGTTTCTAAGTAAATCAGCGCTGTATCCTTCTGGAATTGCATTGGTAGCAGTAGATGCTACTGTTGCTGCTTCTTTTGAAAGATATGCTACTGAGTTTGGATGATGTAGTATGTAAACATCGCTACCAAATTTATTAGCTTTAGCAAATGCTATTGCTCCATGAACATTTTGTGTTTTCATGAATTTGGTTGCAGCGCCTACAGTAGTGCCACCATTTAAAGAACCATACAATGCGTGAACATCTGTATCTTTCTTTCTTGCCATTGCATCCCCTAATTGTTTACCAATTATTGTGAATACATTGTTTTGTTGCTCACGAACAAGTTTATCGGTTAAGATAACTTTTGCTCCTACTTCACTTGCAGTAAGATCAACTGTTGTCATTCCGATTTCTTCATCGTCAGTTATGTCTACTCCATCAGTTAAATCAGATACAGACATCTGTCCGACTTTCGGTACTGTAACCTGTTTTGAACCACTAGCTAGACTAAAGGATTCTATCAATGCCATTGCTGGAGCATTGTGTTCCTCAGTATATCTGGCTGCTGCGATTATAATTTTACTCGCATTCTCCAGATTACCTGTTGTTGCTGTTTGAGCCATTACGCCCTCCTTCCAACTATTTAATAAACCACCTAAGTGGACAAGTTACCTTGCTACTTATAATCCTAAGATTCTTTTTGCAGCAGCTACAGAATCTGGACTTCTATCTCCAGCGTTGTACTTATCAAGAAGTCTTTGTTCGCTGGTCGAACCTTCTGCTGGAGCTTGACTGTTGTCGTACTGCTGTGCAGGTACTTGCTCCTTCTTTAGTTTCGCTATCTCAGCTTTTAATTTACTGACTTCTGATTGTGAACTTGCGTGTTTCTCCATATCTTGAGGGTTGTCATATGCCATTAATTCTTTAGGAGATATATTATATTTATCCCCTATTTCCATAGCTGCATTAAACTTGCCCTTGTAATACGCATCTAAATTTTGTATGTTCTGATTATACTGTTGCTCGTTAACTCTTGATTGCTTTAACTGCTGAGTCATTTGGTCAGCTTGAGCTTGCTCCATTCCTTGCTCAACTAATGCACTATTATATCGAACAGCCTCAGACTCTATAGCCTGTCTTTGCTTTTCAACTTCATATTGCATTACTTGTTTTTGCAAAGATTCTTGATACTGTTTAGTTTCTTCAAGTTGTTTGTTCAAACTTTCAGCATCAATCTTTGGTGTTTCAGCAGGAGCTTCTGCTGTATCAGAACTTACTTGCCCATCATCCTGTGATACAGGAGCTTCGGCAGGTGTAGTTTCCGTTGTTTCTTCTGAAGGCGTAGCTTCAGTAGTTGTAGGTTCTACAGGTGTATCAGTAGCAGGCGCTTCTGTGCTTGGAGCAGCAGGCGTTGCTTCTGTAGTAGAGCTTTCTAAACTTAATTGTTGTTCGTTATTTTCGGTTACCATATAATCCTCCTATTGTAAAGTATCCTATTTTGTTTATGATTTGTCAATTATCAATCTCTTTTAATTTCCTTCTTAATGTATGTGAAAAATATTTTGTCTATTAATGGAATCAAATTATCTTTGCCTTTTGCTTTTAAATCTATTTGTCTTTGCGCATGACTACGCAATATCTTATTAGCAGTAGTCATTCCACCTTTAGAAGATATCATTAATTTGTTTATAACAGAAGTTGGAACAGGTTGCTGGTTAGTATTTCGCTCAATATAAGCTCTTTGTTCTTGCGTAGCTTTTCTTAAAAAGTTTTCTTTTAATATACTATACATATTGCTATCAAAATTTCCTGCTTTAGTTGTAGCCATATCATACAATGCGTAATACTCTGCCATTAATTTTTTGTTAGGATCAGAGGAATTAATGTCATCAGTTTGGTATTCTACTTCTATTGCTCCTTTTTCGCTACCTGCTTTTCCTGTTATGTCAAAGTATTGATTAACAAAATCTCTACCAGCAGCAACATCTCTTCCTAGTTCTTCTAGTTTTTTGTATCGATCTTCATTAATTGCTTCTATTTTTTCATAGTATTCTGTTGCATCACTTATTCTTTGTTTAGCTTCTTCGTTAAAAGGAGTTTCTTTTTCTTTAATTAGTTGTTGTACTATTTTCTTTTCATATGATTCTAAGCTGTGATAATCTTTATTAAAATTATCTAACGCTACATCTTGCATCAAATCTCCTAACGACATAGGAGTATTAGGAAATCCTCCTAAATCAGCCACAACGGAAATAGCTCCTGTTTTTATTCCAGATACTGCTCCGTCTTTTTGACTTTTGTCTATGGCTTCTTCAATATTTAATCTCATGTCTTGTACTGCAAATGGATAAAACTGTTCTCCAAGATTTAACATAGCTGTTTTTGGATCGTATACTCCATCTTTTAAATTAAACAAATCTGCGTTTTCTCCCATAAATGTTTTGCCAGACAACACATCCCAAGCTCTCGCTACTGACGGAGATGCTACTCCTCTTCCTGCACTCACAACTCCCATAGGGTCTTTTTCATATGCAGAACTAGCTATGCCAGAAAACATTCGTACCATACCCATAGTAGAACCAAACAAATCCCAATCTCTGTTTTGATATCTTATCTTCATAAAGTTAGGATTAGGTATCCATTTTTTTGAAAACACAATTTTATCCCCTACTTTTTTACTTGTAGTAATTTCTTTAAATGGTTTTAAATCTGTTTCATTACCTAAAGCAAAGTTAATTGAAAAAGTTAAACTTGTTCCCATTCCAATAAAACTCATAAGTGTTTTTGCAGCTAACTGTTCTTCTAATGATGTGGTTACTCCTACAGGTTTAAGTAACATTTTTCCTGTGCCGTATATACCATTAAATAAATTTTCTAATCTTGATTGAAAAAATCTTGGAGCAAATAATAATAGTTCTCCAAAATCTCCTGCAAATACTTTGTCTGTATACCCAGACACTCTGTTAATACCTCTTGTAGCTTGCCTTAAATCTCCTGTTCTAATAAGATCATCCATAGTTCTTCCACTAGCTAGCAATCTTTTTATCTCATAATATATTCCTTCTGTTCTGTAAACATCTCCAGCATTTGAGAAAGCTCTGTTAGCTTGTTTAATTAAAGGCGCTGATTCTAATTTTTTAGAAAACCCTGCTACTCTTGACCTTCCCATTTGTGCAACACTAAACTCAAATTCTCCTCCTGCTATGTGCAATCCGTTGTCAATTAATGTATCTAGGTCAATTCCTAGTTCGTCTATTATTTTTTTATTGTATGATTCTAAATGATTTGCTAAAACTTTAGGACTTTTAAAAGACAATAAATTTGCTTTGAACGCTGTAGACCATGCTTTAGGATTTCTTGCTGCTCCAAACAATAATGTAATTCCGTTAGCAGAAAAATCCATTGTTGCAGAAAAACCTCTAAGCATACCATTAAGTGCCATAATAGTATCTTTTATAGCATTTGGATTTTTAGGCATTAACAAAGGATCGTTTTCCATTAAGTTTTTAATTTCGTCTGCCATGTCATCTATCCATCTAGCTTGTGGTATTCCATGATATTCTATATCGTCTGCCATTCCGTTTAACTTTTTATTTCTCATTTGCTTTATTTTGTTTATAGCATTTTTGTATTGCAATCCTGTGTTTCTAATATTAGCTTGTATATCTTTTTGTATTTGAAATATTTTTTCTGTTGCATCGTCTAGTTGCTGAATCCTGTTAGGGTCTTTTAATTTTTGTCTGTGTCTACGAATGTTTCCTGTTACAGCATCTGAGTTTACACGGAATTGTTTTGATTCTTTAAACACTTGTTTTAGTATTGGCAATATATCTTCTGGGTCTGCTATAGGGTTGTTAATAAACTCATCTAATTTTTTTACTGTGTCATCGCTCAATACTTTTGCTCTTAAAAAAGACAATCCTTTTGGATCAGTTAACACATCATCTAAGTCATCTATTAACTTACGAATGTTTCTTATTTTAACAAGAGGTTCTGCTAACAAGTTGTCTAATGAACCTGCTGCAAAGGCATCTTCTAAAAATTGCTTGTGTGACAATCTAGGCTTTACAGCATTAGGTTTTAAGTTTTCTAAATACTTTCTTCTAAAATCACTTGCTCTATGCAAGTTAGTATTTTTTATTGTATCGTGTATAGAGTCTGCAAATGTTCTGTATTCTAACTTTGCTCCTATTTCATCTCCAGCAGTTCCTACCCAATTGACTCCTTCTGCTTGACTATCAAATTTTGCTTCGTATATTTTTAAATCTGCTTCTTTTTGTTTTGTGCTAATTCTTATTTTAGGATTGTCTGTTATTGAAAAAGCATTTTTACCATCTACTATTTTTTCTACTGACCCACCTCTTGATATATAAAATCCAGAGTTTTCTGCTAACGATCCATCAGCATTACTTATTCTTAAAACATCTGATCTTTCTCCTACATCATCTAGCCACCCATTTCGTTTTACATAGTTATCATACTTTTGCATTTCATTTCTTAATTCTCTGAAGAATTGTTTTTCAGCAGGTTCTAGTGCGTTCCAAAATCTTGGAAGCCTTGCTGCTACATCTGCTATAGTAGGAGCTACACCTATAGGTATACCAGAATTAGGAACATCTACTAAATGCTTTAGTTGCTCTACTCCTCTTGACCTGTCTATGTTTTCTCCGAATGTATCTTCTGCTGCTTTATTCCATTCTATTCTTTTTCTTTTAGCCATAGTGTTACCTGTTGTCGCTATAAAATTAGCTTCATCAATACCTGCTTTTGTGTATTGCATAATCCTTGCTTCACTTGCAGTAGGTAAGCCTAATCTTCCTATCACAGGAAGTTTGTTATCTCCTAATATTCCTCCTACTAAATTTCTTAATTTTTGCCCTTTTCCTAAATTGCTTACAACTATTTCCGTACTAGGTAAAGCCAAATCAAGCTCTAAGGGTTTTACTGTTTGCACATGAGGCAAAGACATTTGACCAGCAGGAACTTTATCTCCTACATTGCTAGCATCTGGCGTTGGGTCTGCTTTAGGTTTAGGAGGCAGTTGTGACTCTGGTGTTGTTTTACTTATATCTTCAAACAATTCTAATTGAGTTGCTGTGTGTTGCTCTCCTGTTAATCCTGTGCCTTGTCGTTGTATAGATTTTTCAGCAGCTTCTTTTACAGCAGGGTTTTTAGACAACGCCCTTCTGCCTGCTGCTCCTGCTGCTTTACCTACAGGAAGTAAAACAAAAGGGTCTAATGCTACTTCCATAGCTCCTTTAACTCCTACTGTTTCTGGCACTATAAAATTTAAAGGTGTTTCTGCCCATTTAGGCAAATCTCCTATCCACCCTTTAGGAACATTAGCTTCATGCAAATCTAATTCTTGACTTGCTTTCTCGGATGCTTCTAACCAATTATAACCATCATCTCTGTATTTTTTATGCAACTGATTAAAAGATTGTCCAGATTCTAATGCAGGACTAAACCCTGCTCCTATTAATGGAGCTGCTGCTGTGTACATTACAGGATTCCATGCTTCTGTAAATTTACCAAACACATTTCCTACAGGTTGCAATGCAGTTCCTACTCGTTGCCATGCACTTTGATCTGGAGCTGTTGCTGCTGTTATTCCTGCTCCTATTAATGATTGTGGATCAAACACATCCATTCCTCTTTCGCCTCGCAAAAAGTTTCTAAATGCTCCACCTGTTGGGTCTACTGCTCTTGCAGTTGCTTTTCCTAAATCTAATGCTCTTGATCCTAAAAACTTTAACGATTGACTTGCATCTTGATTAACTCCTAAATTACGAGATGGTGTTGTTGGTTTGCTAGGAGCTGGCAGTTTGCCTTGAGATATCATAGTTGGAATTTGACTACCAAATATAGGAGTCTTTAACCCTGCTGACATTCCCATAGTAGGGATTTGTACTTGCGCTCTTGGTGTAGGCACAAAGCTCTGCGTAGGTTGTGGTCTTATATTATAATATTTATGGTTAGGAGTATGTGGCATTATCTACCTTAAAAATAAATAAATCTTGTTGACGGAGCTGATGTTCTTGTTCCTTGTGATCCAAAGCTACCTCTCATTTCTGGAGTCATACTGCCGTATCGTTTGGTAAACGGATCGTTTTCTAAAAAGTCTGCAAACTTCATAGTAGGAGCGCCTCCTCCTCTGATCTGACTACCTAGCTCTCCTAAGTATTGATTGTATATATCTCCAAACGATCTTTGAAAATACTGTCTACGAGCAGGAGCTTTAGCAAAAGTTTTACCTGCTGGAGAACTAAAGTAAGCTAGTTCTGGTTTGTACTCAAGCATATCGCCTGTGTACTGATTAAATGGATTGTTAAAATAATCGTTTGCGTTTTGTCCGTTTGCCATACTTACCCCTTAAAATAATAACTCGCCTTGCGAAACTAATGCAGGCATTGTCATTGGTGGAATTGTTACTGTTGTTTCGTCATCTTTCTTTTTCTTTTTCTTTTTTCTTTGTTCCATTTGCAAATTATAATCCATTCCACTTTTTAAATTAGGATCATTAACTATCATGTTTTGTTGATTGCCTTCATCGTCAATCCAAGTTCTCATTGCTTGTCCTTTTCCAAGTGCATCATACCCAATAATATTTGTGCCTGTTATATCGTATCTTGGTGTTAACCCTTCTCTTTGTTTAGCATCATATGCTTTTTTTTGCTCTTCAGTCATATAATAAGTAGTAGGATCAATAAATCCACCACCTTCTCCACTAAATGCTACTGACATTCCTTGTGGTCTGTTAACTTTTGGCATTGTAGACTGAACACTTTGTGGCATTACAGGTGTTGGCGCTATTGCTGGTGTTGCTGCCATAGGTACTACAGGTGGTGTTGCTGCAGGTACTACAGGTGGCGTGGGAGGTACAGGTGGCATTGCTGTTGTATTCATAGTCATTGCAGCATTAGCTGCATCCATATCTATTGCTCCAGAAGTAGCAGGTATTATTCCTTGATTTGCCATTATTGTTGACATTGCAGGTGGTTGACCTGCTGCTGCAACTGTTCCTTGTGGAGTTATATATTGTGAAAATGCTCCACCTATTCCACCTCTAGCTAATGCTGAAGGCAGAAAGGCTGATGCAGGCGCATCAAATTGTTGTTGTCTATATTGCCTGCCTAACATTCTTCCTAATGCGCCTCTTGTTGCAGCACTAGTTCCTGCTCCCATCCCTTGATATAATAATTGTAATTGTTCTTCTGGACTAGCATACATACTAGATAAAAATTGTTGTCTTTGTGTTGGGTCGCTAGCTTGCAAAGCTCCACTTACTTCCCCTAAATATTCTTGGAACGCTGCAGGGTCTAATCTGCTACCTGTTCTCATAAAGTTTTCAAATGCAGAATAAGGACTTCCTGCTGTTGGAGCATACGGACTATCTGGTAAATCTCCACCTTGCGCATAAAACGCAGCTTCCATTTGAGGCAACGCAATATCTGTCATATATTCTTCCATATCTGGAGTTAATGCAGTTGTTGGTAAGAACGAAGCATACCTCGATAACTGTTGTTCTGGAGTTAACATAGATTGTACATACTGACTTCTATCTCCTAACACTCCACCTAACTCTCCTAGTCCTGCTAATGTTGCTGCAGGAGTTGGAGCAAATCCTCCTCCACCTATAACACTTGTTCCCATTGGTGGTGTTCCGACAGGTGGTTGTGTTCCTGCAGGAGCTGGTGTCATTGACATTGCAGGTGGTGTTGTAGTAGATATTAAATTATCAGCACTATCTTGTGCTTGTTTAAGTGTTTGATCCTGTGGAATTATGCCAGCAGCTTTTGCTGCTTTAAGTTGCGTTTCGTTTTCTGGTTTATAAAAAGTACCTGTTCTTGGTTGAGCAAGTCCTTCAAATTCAGAAAAGTCTACAACTCCTCCTGCATCGCTAATAATTGTATTAGCATCTGCTTTTGCTTTACTTTCTTTTACTTCTTTTTCTTTCTCTGTTACTTTAGCTATATCTGCTGCAGCATTAGTTTGCTGTGCTTTAACTTTGAATCTTTCTAATTCAAACATATTACTTTTATGAGTATTATAATCGTTTAAAGCATTTTCAAATTCTGCTAATTGTTTTGCAAATTCTTCTGCGTTAGATGTTGCTAGCGCTTGGTTGTTATTTATAAAATTTAATCTTGCTTCGTTAATTGCGCTTTCTTTTTGATCTGCTCCACCTGTTCTAAGTTGATTGTAAAAATTACTAAGACCTCCACCCATTCTGCTAAATATATTTTCATATGGATCGCCTGTTGGAAATAACTCTACAGGGTCAAAAGAAGTCCCTGCTGTTCTTTCTACTCTTGCTCGTTCTCTTTCAAATCTGTCTAGTTCATCTTGTACTTGAGATAAAGGTGGTTGACCTGCTCTTGCAAATCTTCCTACCTCACTAGGATCAAGTCCTGCTAATCTTGTAGCTTGTCGCAAACTTGCTTCATCTGCTGCTAAGTTTGCTGCTTGATCTGCTGACAATCCTGTATCCATTGGTTGTCCTGCTCTGGCAAATCTAGCTAATTCGTTAGGATCAATTCCTGCTGTTGGTTGCGCTGACTGCTCGGCCAACGATGGTGTTGCTATACCTTCAAAGTCTGAAAAATCTGATACAGGTTGTGTAACATTTGCAATAGATTGTCCTGTTGTTTGTGCTGCTGATTGAGCTGCTCTTACAAACCTTGCCTCTTCATTAGCATCTAACGGAGCTTCTCCTCCTGCTATTCTTGCAAACCTTGCAGCTTCGTTAGGGTCAGTAGCGAACAAAGACAAGTTAGGTAAATTTTTTACTGCTTCTAAATTTATATCCCTTAGAGCAGAAGGTCGCATTCCTTGTAGTTTTGCTACTTGATCTACAGGAACAGATGGTTGTACTGCTCTAGCAAATCTTGCGATTTCACTTGGCATATCTGCTTGTGTTTGAAATGCAGCTTGAATACTTGGTTCTTGTTGTAACTGTGCCATTAACAAATCTTGTCTTAGTTTTTGCAAAGATGTTAAAGGCACATCGCCTGTTGGCATATCCATTAGAGCTTGTTGTTGCAAATCTACAGGTGGCAAGCTGCCTTGTAATCCCATACTTCCTATAGGAGTTCCTGTTTTTATTGGCGCAACTGCTGCTGTTGGTGGATTGTATGTTAAAGCTGTCATCAAAGGATCTAATGCCCTGCTTTGCGCTCCGATTGTTGGAGCTGCAGGAGATGCAATTTGTGGAGGGTCTATCCCTTCATCTCTTTGATTTTGTATATTTTGCACATCAGTTCTTGCTCTAGCCATAGAAAGACCCATGTCTATTCCTTGTTCTTTTTGTATATCTGATGCGTGCCTTGCCATTACAGCATCAAAGTTCATTCCTCTTGCTAGCGCATCTCTTATTTCTACAGGTGTCATTTTATATCTCTCCCTCTTGTGCATTAGGTCTTGGAGTTTCTGGCGCTACTGTTCCCTGTGGTGGCGTTGGTGTGGGAGGTGGTACTCCCATCATAGCATTAGGCATAACTCTAGGATCTGCTGTAGGTGGTGTAGCTCCTTCTGGAACTTGAGGTTGTTGCATAGCCTGTTGTGCCTGTTGCCTTTCCATTTCCTTTTGTCTTAATATATGTAATAATTCTCCATAGTAGAACTGAGCAAGATCATCTCTTCCTCTATTCTCTGATGCAGATAACAATGTATAAAGTGTAGCTTCTGGCAAAGTTCTTTCTGCCTGTTGCTCTTTTATTGCATCGTCAACTAAATCTCCATCTTGTAATCCAAGTATTTTATCTCTGATAAACAAGTCTGGTAGCAATGGACTCTGACCTTCTCTAGCCATTTGTGCCATGCTCATCTTAGACATATCATCTTCTGGTAGTTGACCCACAAACTTAATAACAATATCTCCTGCATTTCGTATAGCATCTGGAGTTATTTCTTCTGAGAAGTAATTTCTATTCATATCTTCTCCAGATAATTCCATAGCATCAAAAGCATCTGTTAAGTATTGATCGTTAAGTAGCATACATATTCTTGTGTATGCAGCTTCAAGTGCTTTTATTCTTGGTTCTAGTATAGAGTTAATACCTTGTCGTAAGGTATTGATAGCAAAGCCAGATAGTTGGAATTGTAATTCTCCGTATATGCTGTGTGGCAACGCTCCTCTTTGTAGTTCTCCAGATAACAATCCTAAGAAAGCTCCTGTTTCCCTAGACATTTCCATCAGTCCTAATGGTTCTACATCTTCTCCCTGTGCCAAAGATATCTCAGTACCTTCTTTGTAAGGGTCTTCGTCTAAAGTTTTAGTACCATCTCTTGATTTAATCTTTAATCCCTGTCGTCTTGCACGAGCTGTAAGTTCGAGCATTATAGACATCATAAGATTATTCTTATCGTATATATCTCTGTTGTGTCTGAATACAGATTCTCCATAATCTTTTATGGTATCATCAATCGCTACTGCTTGATTGAGTGCTTGTATTTCTGGGTTTGCTCCTACTGCTCCTAAGAATACAGGTACATTAGGAGAGCCGTGTGGTGTAGCTTTCTTAACTACTTTACCATTAGAGAGTACAACCATGTTATATTCTCTGTCGTAGTAATCATATACTTCTATCCAATCGTCATAGTCATTAGAGATATTTAATCTGACATTGTATTGTGATTCTATCATTTCTTTAGATCGTTTAGTTTTATAACACGCCCACATTAATCCGTCATAACCAGACGACCAATATGTGTGCATAGGATCAAATGGTGTTATATCTACAAATGTTTTTCCTTCTTTGTTTTTAGTTAGCAAAGCTCTGCCTGCGTACCACCCACGAAGGGTAATGTACCAAGCAAGTTGTGATTTAACATCTGGTTGTATAGCCATCTTTAATCTTTCGTCTGCGCTTCGTAGTGTGCCAATAAAGAATCTTTCTTTCTGGTCATTAGCTTCTCGTTGCTCCCTTTCCTGTGAGTTAACAGGGATACGAGCAGTTAGTTCTGATGCGTTTAGGAAAGAAACTATTTTATCTGCAAATGTTGCTGGTTCGTTGGATGTGTAGTTGTTAAAATCTTCTCCTGCATCGTATGGATCAAGTCGATAAATAGAATAATCNCTNTCCATTCTTGATCNTAAAGGTTCAGTTGAGTCGTAATGCGCTTCAACTTTATTTATTATTTCTTCAGCCTTTGGTTTCTTAGCCATATTATCTCCACCTTCTTACAGGAATACTGTTGCGTTTAGCTAAATAACTATAGCCAAATCTATTGACAAGACCATATATAAGTGCCTTAACACTATGATTATACTTATCTTCTGGCTGATTGCCAACCACATTTCCGTCACGATCTGTCTTCCATTTATAAACTTGTGTTTGTCCATTGAAAGGATTTGGAGCAAAGCCGAGTTCAGATAACAGACCTTTTGCATTAGGGGAAACTATTATTTTAGGTTCGTGTGTAGTGGGGTCTAGTTTGAGCATAGACTTTAATCTTTCTGTTCCATCATTAATTCTAATTTTTTCTGCATCCATGTACAATCCTGCTTTGTCCAGCCACACTTCTGCTACTGCTGACATAGCTTGGTGTTGATACCCTGCAATATCTGTGACACCAAACTGTACATCTTTCCACCAATCTTTTTGCATAGCGATATCTATTATTTCTTCTGTAATTAAATTCTGTTCATATATCTCATCGAATACTCTGACTTGATCGTTAATAATTTGAACAGCGCATACAGCATAAGCAGAAGCGTAACCATGATCTATCCATATATGTACAGGTTCGTCTGGTATATACTCGACATCTTGTACATGAGTATCTGGTCTGAACTCATTGAATACTAATCCTTGTGGTGGGGAAGGTATCCCCATAATTCTTTCTTTAAAGAAATCGTCTGATGTCATTCGTTGTAGTTTTAATATCTCTGGGTCTGTTTCCCCTTCTGGGTATAAGTGTTTGTTAGTGTAAGAGGGGAGGGAATAGGACTGTGAGTCATCTTCTCCGTACTGCCAAGTTTGAAACATTTGTGGATACCAACCAAGTGATCCTTCGAAAGTACCAGCTAAGAACATCCATGCTCTTTTAGGAGCGCATCTTCCTCGTAGTCTGTGGAAGGTTTCTAAATCTAACTGTGATGCTTCACACCCTATGATGCCGTTAGGCGCTCTCATAGCTAGGGTACGAGGGTCTTTAGCTGATTTAGTTTGTATAAGTGTTCCGTCTACAAGTTCTATTGTAGCAGGGTCAACTCGTTTAGATGCTTTCTTTAGCACACCGAGTTTAGAAAAATCATCTACAAGGTATTCGTATTCAGCTCTTGTTCTCTCGTAATCAGCAGCGACAAGCCAATAAAGACCTTTGCCTTCTGTTTCAAACACTCTTGATAGTAAATATTTACTAGCGATCATGCTTTTACCTGCCTGTTCTCCACCAGCTACAAGGATATATCGTTTNTCTGAGTTTATTATAGGGANTTGTGCTTGAGTAGGGGTAAAGTCAACCATACTATAGAGTGCGTTTACTACATCATTTTTTTGAGTAGTCATTCTTTACCTCTGCTTTTCCCCATTATATTATTTAAATCTATTTCTAGTTTTGGTTTTTCAGATTCTTTCTTTTCTTCTTTGGCAGCAGTTTTAATGGCATCTTTAAAGGACTTCATAATATCTCCTGCCTCTTGTTCTGCGCCTTTGTGGTCTTTATATTTCTCTGGGAACATACCATTTAGTACGAACATGGTTAGTGTTTGGTAGAATCGTGCCTGTGCGTGGTATTCTAACTTCCCTTCATCGCTTTCTTCTGGGGTAAGCATGTGTAAAACAAGCTGGTAAGCCTTATGTTCTATAGCTTCTCCGAAATCTTTCTTAGCCTGTGAGTATTTTTGCAGAAAGTCTGGGTCTTGTTTCCATTGATAGACTGCATCCTTCCCTATATTAGCTGCTTCTCGTGCTTTAGCATCAGTTCCCCACAGAGTATAAGCTGCCAAAAACTTATTTTGGTTAGTAAACTTATTCTGACTGTACCCTTTTGCAGGTTTTCCTCTAGGCATAGGGTAAAATATACAGTAATTCTATTGTGTTGGCAATTTATATATGATAAAACTTAACTAGTTTCAATGTTTACTCATTGAATCTCCTTTATGATTGTAGGGAGTGATTACCCTACAGGTAGGTTAAGTTGGCTACTCGCTTGATTATCTATTTTCATATAGAGTCAACTGAATAGCAGGGGGTTTGTAATGTTTCTCCCTGCCACCTACCATTCCAGATAACCTTCCCTTCATAGCTCCCTTACGCGCACGCGCTTATATAAAAT